CGAAAGAGACCGCAAGATGGATGGCTGCGAACGATGACAAGCTAGAAGCTGGAATGAAAGAAGCCATCCTAGATGCCCAGCGTATGCAGGCGAAAGTGACTCGGGGTGGGACGGTTGATCTAGCTAGTGCTCTGAAAGATCTGGACCCGATGGGTGCCGTGGAGCATCTCGACGCTATTTCGAAGGCGAGGTTCGGTAAGCCAATGGAGAAGCTTACGGACATTGAGATGCTGGCCTTCACTCAAATGACTGGCGTGTCAGATCAGCAGTTGGACATGATGGCCAAGTTCAAGGCTGGCTTGGATGTCACCCGTGAGACGATCGCGGCTCGTGTTGAGAAAGGTATCGACACAAGCACAGAGCAAGGAAAGAAGGATCAGGCCCTTCTGAATAGCCTTGGTATCACTGGGTCGAATACGGAAAAGGCCGAGAAGCTTCGGCAAATCGATACCAAGAAGATGTACGAGAACATGTCCAAAGAGGACAGAGAGAAGATGGATGAGAAGGCGAAGACCATGGAGGACTACGCCAAGGATCAAGGAAAGCTCACGACAAGCCTGTTAGACAAGCTCAGTATCCTCGTAGACTTCGTAACGAACCAGATGTACGACCTCTTCACAGACATCTGGGATGGTGTCATGAGCATCCCTGGTGTTTCCAGTAAGACCCGAGAACAGAGGGATGTGGAAAAGAGAGTGTACCAATCGAAGGATCCTACCCTAATCAAGATGCTCAAGGATACTGGGTATGACACCAAGAAATTCCAAGAGAAGATGATTGGTGAGGGGCAGGTGGGTGCTGGTCTTGCCAAGGCTATCGAGGCAGCCGACAAAGGTGACGTGAAGGCTCAAACTGATCTGAAGAAGGTGATGATCGACACTCAAGTGGCCATGACTGGGATGGCAGATAAGGGTGCTGGAGCTGGAGTGGCGGCCATAAAAGCTGCTGGGGTGGGTGCTAGCGAGGCAGAACTTCAGAAAGTGTCCGAACTTATGAAGGCCGGATCCACGTTCTCCGAAGCCATGAAAAAGACTGGATTCGACCCAGAATCTATGGAGAAGGCCATGCAGAAAGCTGTGTGGACAATCCCTCCAGAAGCTTTGATCCCAATTCAGAAGTCTCTGAAGAGTGGTGGTTGGATTGAGGGGGCAAAAGGTGAGACCGCTTCAGCTCCCAGTGCCCAAGCTCAGGCTGCCGACAAAGCTGCTGCTCCTGGGGTATCGGCTCCGACCGCTCCTGCTACTGCGGAAGCTCCAGCCGCCCCACAAGCTGCTCCAACAGCGGGTGCAGGAGCCGCTGCATCACCTTCAGGAGCTATAGCTCCTCCTCCCCTTCCGAGGGAGGTTACTGACTTCCAAGATGCTCAGCTTGACCAGCTTGGTTATCTTGGAGGCCAGAACGACGACATCATCAAGACTCTCAAGAAGAAGGTCGGCCTGAACAAGGTTTCCTTCCAGACTGAGATCGCACCCATTCTTGAGGAGACTATTCTGAATGCCGTTCGTGTCGCTCTCATCGAGTACAAACTCTACAAGGACATGGACATGAAGGACTTCGCCGAACAGGTGAAGGATCCAAACTTCAATGCCAAGACATTCAGCAAGGATCTCCTGGAGACCGCTAAGAAAGGTGAGTTGACCGAAAAATACCTCACGGCCACACCAGGCACCCCTCCAGGCACCCCAGGCACCCCTGTTCCAGAAGGCAAAAAGACACAGGCCGGTGGGCATATCGTAGGTCGAAATCCAGATGGTACTGCCAAGATTCTCCGCCCGCCTGCTGGAGAGATGCCTGCGTTCGTTGGGCCTGGAGAAACCGTCGTACCCAAGGGAGGTCGAGGAGGGGGCGGTGGAGTCAGCGTAACCGTCAATGGTATCGGTGGCCAAGACCTAGCCCGGATGGTGGAGGTAGCTGCAACGGATGCCATCCTCAAGTACAAGCGACGTGAGGGCTTGCACTGATGCCGAGGATCCCGTCACCCAACGAGCAAGTCTTCAAGGCTGATGCTCCTTCTCAGGAGACGGGATACACGCATCCTGCTGAAACTAAGAAGCCGAGCGGAATTGCTATGGCCTTTCAGGTCACCAGCCCTTTCGACCGACACAAGGTGTTGATGCCGCATGCTTTGGTTCTTCATGTGAACCCCAGGAGTCTCCAGGAGGCTTACAACCAGAAGGTTGAGCGCATCCAGACCCGAGGTGGATTCGTTGAACAGCACTGGGGTCACGACCTGACAGAGATTACTGCTGATGGTTCCACGGGAGCCTTCATGAACATCTACACTGGGATAACTTCGGTGATGCGGCAGCGAACCATCGCTTGGGATCGCTACCGTGATCTCCACGACCTCTATCTCAACAACGGAGCCCTTCACGATCCGTTCGGGAATGTCGTTCTGCACGGCAACATCATGCTCATGTACGATCGTGGAACATACATTGGGTCTTTCCGGACCTTTGAGGTTGAAGAGACGGACGAGTCGCCATTTGCTTTCAATCTGAGCTGGACGTTCAAGATTGAGGAGACGCTCACCAAGTGGGCTTTTGGATCACCCTTCAGCCTCAGGTCTCCAGCATTCCAAAGTCAGAACGCTACTCAGTTACCAGCGAACACCACCAATCCTCTTCGAACATGAGTTATGGCCGCCAGAGCTGCCAAAGTCGCTCAGCCCCTCTCTAAGAAGGAGCTTGATGCTGTTCTCGCGAAGGACGCTGCCAAAGCATCCTTACCGAATCCTGATCCGCCCGATAACAGCGGGCAGGTAGTCGAGCAAGGATCAGCGAAAGGACCGAAGGCTAAGGCTCCTGACGCCCTGATCTATCAGCAGATCGAAGCCTCCTCCGACTACTACCCTCCAGCACTCTACGCGGCTCTACTTAGCTACTATCCGAATCTTCAGCTCCAGCCGGATAGCCTCTCCACACAGTTTATCCCGCTCACAGCCGTCAAGGACAATCGTCAGAAGGGTTCGAGCAAGCAATTTACCATCGGGATCATTCCACCTTCGGCGAACGTGACCGGTAAGTTGCTAGATCGATCCTCTAGCGTTGCGGCAACAGTGGGTATTGTTGCCGAATTCAAGGGGGCACGGATTGAGGACATCGCTCCTCCTTCCGTAGAGGATGCGCCTCAAAAGGGAACGAAGACGAGCTGGGGTGTCGCAGACCCCAACGCCTTGGGGGATGGCTTCTGGGCAGATTACGTGTCCATGTGTCTACGTCTTGGGGTGAAACCGGAAGAGCTAGCAGCCGTCATTTACACAGAAAGTGGGTTCAATCCTGGAGCTGAGGCGAAGTCTGGCCCGAACTCGAAAGCCAAAGGATTGATTCAGAACCTCGAAAGCACAATGACCCGGGGTACGCCCCCACTCATGACGAAGGAGCAGTGGGAGAAGTACGGTGACTTACCTGCCGAAGACCAACTCTACTTCATCGAGAAGATCTTATCCAAAGCCAGGATCAAAGGAAAAGATAGGGTCGGCATCCACATCGCAATTTTTGGCGGGTATGAGTCTAACCCTAATGGTGTTTTGTACGCCTCCACGGAGTATCAAGACAAGTACATCTCTATCGAGTCACAGAAGATTCAAGATCAACTTGATGCTGGCCAGATCACTCCGGAGGAATCAAGCAAGCTCCAAACCAAGTTGTCCAAGACTTTCAAAGACGCGACTTTCCAGAACATGGCTTACGAGTACAACAAGAATCTGGATAAGACGGGTCAGGGGGCTATCTTCGCTGCGGACTTCATTGGACTGGACACAGGGCCTCCTGGGTCATTTCTAAGAGCCATCGAGCAAGCGAAAGGTTCAGCGAACGCATCGGCTCTCCTTGGGAACCCCTTCTTGGATTCCGAGGGAGCTAGGAAACCCTGGGTGGATGACGGGAGCCCTGCCGCAGCAGAGATTCGGGCACAGCTTGCCAAAATCGCGAAGACAGGACTCAATGCTACGGAACTCGGGGAGCAGTTCCAGGCTGCACAACGTTCGGCAATCGTAGCTACCCAGCTCGGTCTGGAGAAGATGCGGAAGACTCCCCCACTGAGGATGCTGGTCAACCCCAAGTCATTCTCCGTTAGGGGCGAGAAGATCACAAGCGACGGCAACTGGGGTCGGAATGGCCCTATCATCGAGCACTGGGGAGACAACCAGGATAAGATCTCAGGTTCAGGCACGGTGTCTGGATTCTATGCGTTGGCTGGAGCAGTGCCCGGGAGTGATTCCGGGTCTAACGGTCCTGGCTTGACCAGGATGGGCAGAAACTTCTCGGCGAGTTACCAGAACTTCATGTCCTTGTACCTCCTGTACAGGAACAACGCTGGACTCTATCTCCCCGATGACACACAGCCAGACAAGCGCCTCAACCTCTCACTCGTGGGTTCAGTCTACCTGTACTACGACACCATCCTCTACATCGGGTCGTTCGACTCGTTCAACATCACAGAGGACGACACCAAGCCTTTCTCGTTAGACTACTCGTTTGAGTTCACGGTCCGGGCAGCATTCTTGTTGGATCGTCCGACGGAACAAGGTTACGCCTACGGAGCCCCGGCTATCCAACCGCAGACAGGACAGAAGCCTTCTCCCGCTGGTGGGGATGACCTGGGTGCCCAGAACGCTAGCATCCCGGGCCTTTCTGCTGAGGAGACCCAGGATTTCATAAGCAAGGATCCAGGCCCCATGCCTCCAGGAAGCGAGCCGGGAGCTGTTCGTACCCAGCAGGAAATCAAGGCTGAGATCCAGCGACTTGAGGCCAATTTCAGGAATGGTCAGATCGACCACACATACTACTACGCACAGCTAGATAAGCTCCAAGAAGAACTGAAGGCAGCTAATGGCTAGAGGACCGTTTCAAGGCACCTATCGTGCTGGTGTGCGACCCACTGTGGTCACTGCACCGGACGCTCTGGTCTACATCAATGGGGAAACGGATCTCGTCGGCTGTCCTCAGTGCAAGCGGCGTTTCGATCTGAACAAGTACATCACGAACATCCAGGTCGATCTGAACGTAGACAGCGCCCCCGGGTCAGCATCGATCAATCTGTCCGTTCCCAGACATAGCATCGACGACCTCTACTTCGATGGGAACCTGCTTTTGGTCCCCATGATGGAGATCGAAATCTTTGCCAAGGGATACTACCTCATCGAGGGCTTACCCCAATATTACCCTATCTTCTGGGGGATGATCACCGAAGTGAACGACTCCTATTCCGGAGGAGAGCATTCCATCTCCATCAATTGCAGCGACATCCTCAAGTGGTGGGAGTTGTGCAAGATGAACATCAACCCGGCATTCACCGGGGCCACTGCGGGGATGAACCGGAACATCTTCGGCAACGTGTTCTACGGCACCAACCCCTACGACATCATCTGGACCTTAGCTCAACAGTCCTTCGGAGATGTTGTGGTTGGGTCTGGTTCTCTGGTCTCACTCTACAAGGAAGCCTCTCAGAAGGACACCTTCGCCACTGCTCTCTCGGACATTATGCTGTACTGGCAGCGGAGATTCACCCGGATGAGGTCAAATCTCCTGCTCTACGGTACGACCGGAGCAACAGTTCGTGGCGATGTACTCTTTGATGAGTATCAGAACGGCAGACGACGTCCACGCAACAGTCGGCCATACGCTTCCGCAGCCGTGCGTAAAGCTAACGGCAGTGCAGGCCAGATGGTCTACGACCCGACGGACTCGAACGTCGTGGCTTTCAGAACTCAAGGAACAAACGCAGGTCAGATCAACCTCTGGCAGTCTGAATATCAGACCAAGTTGGAGCTGGCGAACGCTGCTAAGGAGGCCATCGGATTCGAGTTCTTCATGGACGTGGACGGTTCCATCGTTTTCAAGCCTCCATTCTACAACTTGGATGTTCTTCCGAACAAACCCGTTTCCTGGATCCAGGACATCGACGTTATCGATTGGGACTTCTCAGAATCCGAAGCTGAGGTCGTGACTCAGATCGTCATGCAAGGCGGATTTTCAGGTAATGAAGACTGGGGTACGGGCGAGGAACTCACGCCTTTCACGAGCGTCACAGACTATCATCTGCTCAGGAAGTACGGTTGGCGACAACAGACGTTCAACTCTGAGTTCATGGGCGATACTCAGATGATGTTCTATGTCGGGATGGACATGCTTGACCGCTACAATGCCCGACGACATCGTGCCACAGTCAGCATACCCTTACGACCAGAGCTTCGTCTCGGCTTCCCTGTCTACGTCGCTCCCAAAGATCAGTTCTGGTATGTCCAAGGGATCTCTCACAACATCCAGTTTGGTGGACGGGCTCAGACAACTGTGACCCTGACCGCCAAGCGACAGAAATTCATCTCTCCCAAGGGCATCGGAAACCTGAAGCTCACTGGTCTCAATACGGATCTGAATCCGAAGAAGAACAAGGTCACCGAGCTTTCCACAGACGAGCTATCCGCTGCTACTTTGAGTGGCCGTGACTTGACAGCTAAAGCCTCGTTCGAGCTGACTGTGGGAGACGCCGCCCAGATCCCGCCGTCTGTTCCAACACAAGAGCAAGTTCAGTCTGGGAACAATCCTTACGAACCTCTCATCCTTCGGCACCCGAAAACGGGGCGTATTGTCGGCTATCCTAACGTCATCATGGCCTATACAAGGCCGTACGCCCCTCCTCCAGATGACCTCCGAAGGAATGCTGGTCAGAACAAGGATGCGGCCAAACGAGCGGCCAGACTTTACAAGTCAGCCAACGAGGCAGGCAAGAAACAGATCGAGGATCTGAACAACCAGATGTACTCGTACCAGAAGTCTGATGCACTTCGGGATGACACCCTCACGCATCGTTATTCCTATGGGTTGAACTCTAACGGAGTCTACACGTACGCCTACGATAGCTCCCAGAAGATCCGAGAGATCATCTTCCCTCCAAAGAGCAGGGTGACCGCTAAAGTGTCTGGCCAGACAGACCCCGCCTTTTTTGGCAAGGGTCAGAAGGGATCCGCCATGATTCGTCCAGTGTCGGATGAGCGTGGTTTCGAGGTCATTGGGCATTTCCGCTATGGGCGTGGAGTGTCCCTTCGAGATGGGTCTCTCATCCTGTCAGAGAACAACAACGGCAAGAATGAGGGGGCCAACATTGACACCCAGGTAGCTTTGTCTGGAGGTCTGTTCGAGATGCTCTCGACTCAATCCCAAGGCATCACGACAGTCACCTCGAAGTTTGCCAACCCAGCCGAGGCTATCGCAAGGCTGCAACCTGAAGAACTTCAAACCGCCGGCAGGATCAATCCAGAAACGAAGAAGCCGGAGTTCAATGCCGATACTGATGGTCTGCAACTCATCGCCGACACGGCTCCTTTAGGGTCGTTGGCTCAGAAGGGTCTTCCAACGACAGTGGAGGCTTCCCAGTTGAGTCGAGCGTTGACTCTGGCCGAGATGGCGGTCAAAGAAGCTCCCATCCCGAATGACGAATGCCCGTGTTTGCTCGGGAGGTCTGATCTGGCATTCATCAATGTCGGTTACCAGGTCAAGACCTTGTTCAACTCATCCACGGCAGGAGACACGTCCAAATTACCTTCGTCTCAAGGAGGAACTACCTCTGAGTTTGGTCTACTTTCCCCTGAACTGGTCGCCAAACGGAAAGCCATCCTCGAAAAGTCCACGGAGATTGCTGAGGCTAAAACCATTGAGGAGAAAAAACGTCTCCTCAAAGAGGCAGCAGACCAGTTAGCTCTCTATGAGAGTGACCCCCTTGTCATGACAGACCCCGAAGCTTTGGCCACCGCCCAGAAGGCCAGAGCCTTGTTCGAGAGTGCAAGCTTCCAGGAAGGAATCGATGTTGGATCAATTGAAGCGGGCACTCAAGCTGGGTTAGCGGCAATCGAGCAACTCACTGGAGGTACATCCGCTGGCGACTTGTTCCAGCAAGAGGAAGTCGCGTCGGCCATGGCAGAGGGTCTCCCTGTGAAAGGTGCGTCAGTCCCTTCAGGTAAGGATCTCCAGCTTCGAGTCGAACAATTCCTTGTCAATCTCTATGCCGCTCTTGATCCCGACCACCAGCAGTTTGAGAAGGCCCTCCGAGGAGAACTCCTTCCGCAGGGGACTCTCAATCCGGAGCAGATTCGTTTTCCGGACCAGTTCGCCCCGGAGCAGAAGGCACCCTTTGCTCCACCTTTCAACGCCCCGAACAGAGCTTTGGGTGGGGACCCCGAAGCTTTAGCCCTTGCAGCTAAGTCAAACCTCGGGGATATCCAGAAGACCTGGAGCGACTTCGGGAACAAACTCAGCTCCAACACTCAGAAGGCCAAACTGGAGCAAGAGATCAAGAACGATCAGGCCAAGCTCGAAAGACTGCAAGCTCAGAAAGCTGAGTTGGAGAACTTCTTGAGTGGTCCGAATCAGCAACCGAAGTTTGCAGGAGACCCACAACAGCAGCTTGACGACATCAACAAGCAGATCTCCCAGGTAGAACAGAGTATCGCCAAGAAGCAGACCAAAGCGAACCAGCTTCCATGAAATTCCCTCGAATCCCTAAACGGCCGTCGGGGCATATCCCGAATAACGACTTCGCGAGTAGTAATCCCGGAGCGTTCTACACGACCAAGTTGGGTCTCATTATGCGTGTAGATGAGATCAACATGAAAGCTGACGTGAGGGTCATCACGGGCGGTGGGGATCGCTTCGAGTTGGACCTGACGCAAGCCATGTGTGGTCCGAGAAGCTTCTGGGGAGGAATCCCCGAAGTCAATTCGATTGTGATCTTGGGGTATCGAAGAGTTCACAAGAATCTGTTCGATGCTGTCATCTTGGGGTACGTCCCCACAGGCAATCGCAGTGGTTTACGATTTGACCCAGTTTCAGGTTACGACCCTTCCACTATTGACCCTGAAGACCAAGCTCTCGCAGCCGAGTTGTTCGGTAAGACGACCCGGTACAAGCGGCTTGTGATGCGGCCGGGGGATGTCGGGGGAATGTCGTCGAAGGGCTCCGAGTTTGTCATGAGCGAGGATGTCCGGATGATGAACCGAGCCGGAGACTTCCTGGAACTGCGGGATGCCGAACGGAGCTGGGTCGCGCAGTCCATTCATCGTGTCGAAGCGGAGTCAGGTGTTCGGAGAATCTCTGGACCCATTCGTCGAAGCAAATTCTTCCTTCCTGAGGACATCTTCAAGACAGGCACCAAGACTCTCCGGGACACGGATACTGGGTACTTTGGTCGGGAAGAGCTTCAAGCTGCCGGGCCAGGGATCACTACAGGGCAACCTCCCAAGTATGCACTGACGAACGGTAGTGTCCTCGATCTATTCAATGACTTTACGGAATTCCCAACCGTCACGTACAGCAATGGGCGGAAGGTCCATTACCCGCCAACCTCCCCAGCAGTCAGCATTGAGGACGTCAACTCCGCTGCCGATGCTTTCGTCGAGCATCGTATGGAGATGAGCCAGACCTCGGATCTGTCCCAGGAGGTGCTGGAGGAGATCGATGGCTTCGAGATGGATCGTAGATTGCCCTACATTGAGCAGGTCTACGGCACAATCGTTGGGAATGACTTCAACTCGGTTCGTGGTCAGAGACAATTCGGTCGAATCCTGAAGCCCCGAATCTTCCCGGACTTCAACTTCCCCTCGATAGGGAAGTTCACGCTGGATGAGGTGATTCGTCAGCCAACGAACGACATCGAAGCCTACACAAACGCCGGAGCCTATCTGTTCCGGATGCGTCCACCTCGAAGCACTGGAGACAATGTCTTCGCTTACTGCATCACCAAGGAGGGTAAGGTCTATCTCAATGTTCCAGCTTCTTCGGTGGAGAGCTATGCTGCTTCGGGCGTCTCTGTAGAAGCCAGCTTGGCGGGAGCCATCAAGGCATTCATTGGAGCGTCGCAACCCGATCGGAACTCCATCAACGCTGTCCTAGAGGGTGGTATCAAGGCCGTGATCGGGCACAACGCCGACGGTCGAGCCTTGGATATCAGCTACAAGTCCGCTGTGAGTGTGGAGTACGCAACCACTACTCCGGACGACAACGGTATGGCGTTCCAGGCCACGGTTAAGGGCTCTGCCAGAAAGATCGTCTCGGGTATTGATCAAGAACAGGTTGGTGGCAAAGAAGTCCTGGTTGATGGTGGCTACCAAATCCATGCTGACCGTCTGAACGTAAACGCCTCCCAGGGCTTTGGCGGCAACTTCGGAGAGATCAGTTGGATGGTCTCGGGCAAGAGCCAGTACAACTACGCCTTAGCTGTTCTGGAGAACATCTTCGTCGGAGGGAAGCTTTCGACCATCTTAGCCGGAGGGCTCATCCAGAACATTGTTGCTGGTGGTGAGGTCCACAACATCACGGCTGGTGGGGAAGCTCACAACATCGGGGCGGGTGGTTTTCTGGTCACAGTCGGAACGGGAGCAATCTCTCTGACGACTGGAGCTGGAGCTGTGACCATGAGCACGGCTTCGGGAGCGATCTCTATTGGAGCTGCGGCTGGGGCAATCAGTCTTGCGGCTGGCCTGGCCTTGGCTCTTACATCTGGAGTCGTCATCACGCTTACGGCTCCACAGGTTCTTCTTGGAGGCGTTGCTGCGGCCCTTGGCGTGGTTCGAGGGTTGCCCATTCTTCCCCCAAACGCACCAACCCTAGACTACATCACGAACCTTCCGCTCCAAGGGAGCGCACTTATTCGATCCCTCTGATGCCGATTGCTTTGCCAGTTGCCGTTCCCACTCTGGCGACCAACCTGGTTGCAACGTCGATGCTCGGGGTCGGTGTTCCCAAATACGCCAGCGGAGTGATCACTGGGCTCACAATCTGGGTGCCACAGATTGCAGTCAAAACCCAGGATGTCGGTTCAGGAGGATCTGGGACCAATGTGCCTTTACCCGTGACTCTCCCGACGCCGCTTCTCTTAGCCAACCTGACGACCGGAATGATTTCCCAGGGGCTCATGGGGGTCATGGCTCCCCTGTTCCTTCTTGGTCTGGCCAAGGGGCTGACCGCTGGGTTCCTTCAGACGCTCGTGAAGACGCAACATGTTGGCGTGGGGTCTGGGACCGGAGTTGCCTCTTTTCGGGCTCCTCCAGCCTTTCCGAGCATCATGAGCGGGTTCGCTTCAGTCGGAATGGTGGGACCGGCGGCTGCTAAGAAGGCTCAAGCACTGGGTATTGGGCTGGATCAGACCTTCGCTAGTCTTTTCCTTCCCGTGGTCATTGTAGGAAGTGCTTCTCCGACGGCTACCACGGGCGTCGGATTCGGCAAGATCCAATGAAGATGGAGATGAAAAATGGACCCTTTCGGCGGTGTGAGCACGGTCAAGACTCTCGGTGAAGTTGTCGGTCTCGTAGAACAACGTCCCGTTATCCGCAGTAACCGTACCAACGACCTGATTCCGGGGAATGCTTTAGGCTTCCTAGATCTTCGTTTGGTCAACTTCTTGGGCGAGGAGAAGGTAGTCCGGGTGCCTGTTTCCTCCGAGGTGATCGACTTCTACCGGAAGGTGTGAGCACGTGCCGTTCTCTGTAACTGGATACGTGCTCGAACCAACGAGAGTGGGCCAGGCGAACTCACCGTTCACCTTCACGCCCAACATTTTCGTTGCCAATCAGGTTGCTTTCGACACAGCGTATCCTTCCAATGAGTCCGCTCCGAGTACGCAGTACCTCGTCCAGGTTATGCAGGACGGGGATCTGGCCGACGCTGTTTTTGGTTGGAGCCGGAACGAAGTCATTCAACGGTTTGACTACGATGGACGGGATCAGCGTTTCAAGACGCTGCCCGGATCTGGTGTGGAAGTCCTGGGTCAGCTCGGACCGACTTCGAACACAACCCGACTGAAAGCGACCAAACCTCTTTCGACGAGCCTTGCAACCTACCCGATCCGCGTATCGGTGGGCACAGGAAGCGGGACCACTTTCACGGTCTCCTTGGTCTTGAACGACGGCTCCTTCGGGAGTCCGGTTTCCGGCACAGTCGAGCTATCCCGATCCACCGGTAATCTGAACTGGAACACATCGGACCTCACGACCTATGGTGGACAAGATGTCCGGTTCCAAAGGCAGACTTTCTTCACGTTCAACGAGTCGAATGGCCGACTGGGTCTCATCGACGATCCGTTGCTTCTGAACCCTCTTCCAGCCACGGGACAATACCCACTCGTTCGAATTGGCTTTGGGGAGTACCTGACTCCAATCGAGGTTCCCAACGACGCTGGGCTCTTACCATTGCCCGCATCGGGCTCTTTCAAGTGGTCTGTAGCAACAGGGCGATTGGCCTTCAACGCCGTGGACGTGTCCTCAAATACTGGACGCTATGTCTACTACGATGGGGTCCTCATCGTAGGGACATCAACCTTGACCCCGGTGGCTGTGGGAACGCTGACCGCCTCGGGAGTGGTCTTTCCGCTTCCTCCAGAGGAATCCGATACGTTTTTCCGAGCCACCCTCACTTCCGGTGGCACTGCCAACATTACTTCCGTGGTTTCTGGAGAGGTGACCATCACTGGTCTTTCCAGTATCACCCCGAGTCTGGTTGGTCGGCAAATTACTGTGAGTGGAGCAAGCAACCCCAACAACAATGGGAGCTTCCTCATCTCTGAGTACATCTCTGCCACTTCGCTCAAGTGCATCAATGCTCTTGGAGTTGCCCCAGACACCAACAACGGAAGCATTTCGTGGGCAATCTATGTGCAGTTCCCTCAGACGAAGTTCGTGGACGCACTCTCCACAAGTGGGGAACGGGGCGTTGTCGAGATTCGTCGAAGTGATGGTCAGGTTCGGTTCTCCGCTGTAGACCAAACTGTCTACGGTGCTGCTATTGCCTGGGCCATCATTCCCAACCTGAGTATCGAGCGAGGCATGAGCCTCATGCTCTTTCGGTCCCCCATTGACCCGTCAGCTACGGATCCTGCACTCAAGGACGTGTCGGCACTCTACACGACGACGAGTGCCACTCTTGCAGATCCGATCGTAGCAGCTCCACAAGTTTTCCTTCCGGCGGTTCCTGTCGATACAATGGCTTTGGCCATCAGAGTCATCGACCAGACAGGGACCACTCAAACCCTGCCCAGGATGGATGTGCCGTCTCCTCCAGTTGGGATTGGGTATGTCCTGGATTCCGAGGCTAGAACGCTTCTGTATGCCCAGCGGAAATCTTTGGTGGTTGTTCCTGCTCCTGTCCCTTATGGGGCGGTCCAGCTTCCGGACCCCTTGGTCTTCACATCCAGCCTGGTCTTGGAGTTGGAAAGCCCGCCAAACAGCGCTTCCTACGTTCCCTTGATCCTCGGAGAAGACGCTCTCCTGGACACAGGATCGGGTGCTGTGAGCCTTGTGGAGACGGATGGCACCTTGGTGGCCTCCGGAGCGGGAGGAGCCTTCCTGGCGGCTTCTACGGCCTTCTCAGACGCAGGCCAGAACTTCGTAGCGGCGGGTGTCTTGAGCGGGGATCTTCTGTTGGTCCAGAATGGGACTTCCATTGGGGTCTACACAGTGGCTTCTGTGGGAGGTCCAACTACCCTGACCACAGATGTCCCAACGGAGAGTCTTGTCAATGAATCCAGCTTGGTCTACGAGATCCGTCGAGGGGAAGAGATCCTGGCTGATAGGTTCTTCAAGCCTATCTCCCCACTCGACCCGAACACGAAGGTCGAACGTATCGTAGGTCTAGGCACGACCACGAACTCTCCTCGATTCTCTGTTCCGTTGAACTTTGCTAGCAGCGCCAAGTCACGGTTCCGGTTTGGTCCCTCGACCTTCTCCACTGTGGTCAGTGTCGTTTCGGTGTTCACGGCTCCTGGGCTCCTTCCTCAGGGCACCGTTGAGATCCTGGACACCACAGGTGAGCTGAATTTCTCGTCAGTGGATGTCACGGCAGCTCTCACAGTCTACTGGGTACGAACGTTGACTCTAGGCGCGGACTACAAGCTCCAGCCGCCCCTCGGATTCATCCAGTTCAACGAACGGTTCCTAGCACTCGAAGAAGCGCTCATCACTTACAAGAATTCCTCCGATTTGAACACTGTCATCGAGGAGCCGGCAACCTTCTTGGTCCGGAAGGAAATCACTCAGCCTCATCCGACTCCGACTAATGTCCTGTCGTTCAATCCTCTGGGCCGCACGGTGACGCTCAATCCACCACCCAGAGTCTTTCGTGGTGGCCGCCCCCAGGTTACCAACGAACAGGTCAGCATCAACCCGGTCACAAGTACGATCACATTCAACAGTGACCAGACAATCACAGATGCTTTACCACACGGTGCTGTTGTCGGACCCACCGAGCGAGTCTACATTGACTACTACATCACCCAGGCCATAGGAGGGGAAAGCAGCGTCACGGTCATCCAGCCGCCGATGGCTGCGGGAGTGATCCAATCCTATTTGGGTCCAGTGCTTCCTGCGAACCTCCAGGGAAACGGTATCGTCTCTGGATCAGATCGATTCACCATTCCTGGAGATCGTACCGCTGATTTCTTGACCAATTGCCTGCTCAGAGTCACGAGTGACTACCAAGAAGCCTACCTTCTGGACAGTTCAACCTATGATGTTGGGTCGGACACCACTACGGTTCTTCTGGCGAGTCCTCAAGAATTTCTCTCGGACGTGAGCGTTCCCAATCTGTTCGTCACTTCAGGGCCGACAAGACCTACGGCAGCCTTCTTGCAGCCCTCCTACTTCGTGACGGAGTTGACTCCGTTCTACGCAATCCCTCGGGGATCTAGCAGAGTCCGCTTCATTGGGGATGTCTCCACAATCTACACGGTTGGCAAGATCATTCACTTCACGGACGGTGGATCTACCTTCCGAGACTTCTACCAAGTGAACGGGTCGAGCTTCGATGAGACCACGGGCCTCACGGAGGTTGTGCTGACATCGAACACAGCTCGGGAGTACCCGACGACTACGATCGTGAAGCGGTCCGTACGGAACATCCTCGAAGCTTCAACAAAGATTGCTCAGACGTCGCGAAGTCCCATCTTGACTCTGCCCTACACGGTGTTCCGACGGGTTTCGGGGCAAGTGGGCGAAATCCTGTCGCAGCCCTCCGGTTTTCAGATTACAGATGCAGGTTCAGTCACCTTCGCCACGGCTCTCCAGGATGATGAGGCATGGAGTATTCTCTACACGGGGTACACGATTGCCCAAGCTGGACAATCCTTGCGAGCCTCCTACACATTCCAAATCATCCCGACCGAGGCCAATGGCTTATTGGGTTCTACCTTGGTCGCCGACTATACGACTTACGTTCCGGATAGCTTCTTCTGGAGAGTCGAGACCTTTACCCAGTTCCGTGGGGAGTTAGCTGCACAATACGTTCTTGACGCCCAAGCGAGCATTCCTTCGGGTGGCCCCACTCTCTCGAACTTGTCTTCGCCGGAACTCCATGAACAAGGTCGGGAATCCTTGTTCTTCCAGGAGAAGCACCTGGCGAATGAGGACATCGTCGCTAGAGCCACTCTCAAGTTCTACAACGACGCTATCAACTACCTGGAGGATGTCCTCCAAGACATGGATGGTCGGGTCATTGGGGATCGAGATGGGAGGTTCTTGTTCGATGGCCTCATCGACAACCCAGATCGGACGACCTTCGCCTCGGTGACGAATCAGATCGACGATCGCTTCAAGATATCTCCCGCACCTTACGCGGTTTCTTTCCCTCCCTTCTCAGTGACAAGCATTGGGACGTACCAAGCAGTCTACTTGCCAGCCAAGGCCAGTCGATTCTTCTCGACTCAAAGGCGTCGATACAACGTCACAGTTGGTCCTGCGGGTTTGGAGGACGGTGACTCCATCCTTGACACCAAGTCGAAAGAACTGACGGTTGTCTCCAAAGTCCAGCGACGATCCCCTTGGGCGATGATGGTTCGTCCAGCATCGGCGGCCGATACGACGATCTACGTGGACTTTGTAGCTGGCGACGAGGATCTCCTGCGAACGGCCTTCGTTGCTACGATGAAGGTCAGGATTGCGGATACTTCTACAGTCTACACGGCATCTCTAACGATTTTGTCTGTAGCTTCTGGCCCAACGCCGCAAACTATCACGTTCACGACTCCGGTTGGTGTCAGCATCCCCAGGGGAGCCACGGTCTACCTGTCAACGTCGGACACGACGTACCGGAAGTTCTACCGGGTGGGCACGGATGTGGGAGTAGACGCTAAGGATGGTCAACTCACTCACATCTCGCCCTTCCCTCCCTTAGATGGGTCCGTTCCAGCCATTGACCCTGCTCTCTACGTTCAGAATCCGGCGGCTGGGGAAGTTCTAGACCTCATAGCACAACTCAACCCATTGAATGTTGCTCCGGATCGTTTCCCGGCCTTAGACGGTCTCACGACAGACGATGACGGTGATCGGCAACTCCCACTGTTGAACCCGTTCCTCGATAGTGAAGCTCCGAATTTGAATGGTACGACGCTTGGGCATCTAGGGATCGAGCAGAGCATCATCCAGCCGGCTACTGGGACGCTTCGACTTGCGACAACCGTCCCGTATCTAGACACAGGCAGCTTGGATGGGACTGGAACAATCCTCACGGCCAGCTTGGTTTTCCCAGCCACGGTAAAGCCTTATGACCTAGTCCGCATCTTGACGGGGGCAAACGCCTTGTCCTCGTACCGGAGAATCTTGACCGTCGTTGGTAACGTCATCACTGTGACTCCGGCATTCACGACGGATGCTGGATTTTCTTTCACCGTGACGGCCAGTGCAAGCTTGGTGACGAGCACTGCGGATGTCACCAGCACGACCTCGACTCTGGATGACACCTCCGGGCCGAATTTCCTCACGGCAGGGGTACTTCCAGGCCACACGGTTGTACTCACAACAGGTCCATCGGCAGGGGAACGCCGACAAGTATTGACAGTAGCAGCAACGTCGCTCTCCGTATCCCCAGCATTTTCAACTTCCCTCTCTCTTCAGAGCTATCGTGTTGATGATGCCTTGGCCACTTTTGGGGGCACGGGGTCCATTCAGGCTCAACTCGTCTCGGAGTTGGCCGATGAACTTGGAGTGCTCGATACGAACACGATTCCTTTGGCTGAGCGGGAGGCCATCGAGCAATTCTACGATACGGTCTTCACGGATATCGAGACGGGGACTACGGGCGCTACGACCATCGGCCTACCGACGTTCACGGATCTCTTGGCAGACTTCTCCGCTGTGACCCCTGAGGATTTCGTCTACATCCGGTCTGGATCTGTCGCAGGAGTCTACAAGGTTCAGACGGTCACCTCGACCACGACTCTGGACATCGAGACGACTTTCCCTGCCACGGCTGCCGGTGTGAGCTACCGGATAGTGAGTGCGACGGGAACAACGAAACTAACTCTTCAGAATCTCTTCCCAATCCTTCAGGCGATCGACACGTTCATCGCCACAACC